GTCAAATGAAATTTTGAGGTGCGAAAAAATGGCAAGACCGTGCAAACCAGCCAGTCTGCTGACAGAATGTTCGCAGACAAAAGCAGAAATACAGGCGAGAATCGACAACGAGCAAGCGCTGAAAGGTGACGCCAGTAAGATAAAGCCACCAGCTCATCTGAGCAAGGTGCAGAAGAAAATTTTCAAAGACATTGTCAAGAAGCTTGACGCCTCTCAGATCCTGTCCGACAAGGATGTTTATCTCCTGGCTGAATTCAGCATCAGCATTGACAGACTGCAGGCTATCGAACGTCAGATAAACGAAGAACCTTCGATGCTGTTTGATGGTTCAGTCATGGGTTCAAAGGACAAGTACACGAAGATCTTCTTCAGATGCTGTAACGAACTGGGCTTCAGTCCTCAGTCGAGAGCTAAGATTGCGAACATTAACATTCAGGCCAAGGAAGAAAATCCTATAATCAAGGCGCTGATGGATGATGATTAAGGATTCAAGAGCTTATCAGTATGCCATATGGGCGTCAATGGAGGATAATCACTTCGTTGGCAGATATGTAAAACGCCAGTCCAGACTATGGGTTGAAATAGTCAACGATGAGGACGCTTATGCCTACGTTGATCCAAAGCAGTTCAGGAAGATAACCAAGATTCTGAAAATCATGGTTCATCCGGATCTGCATTGCAGTATGTATGACGGACTCGAAGATTATGCTCTGTTTTTCATATACGCAGTCTACTGCACAAGAAGCTTACAGGATGATTCAAGATATTATCAGACCGGGCTTCTGGAAATAGCCCGTAAGAACTTCAAGACCTTTACTGCGGCAGTAATATTTATCATTGGCCTTCTCACTGAGCCTCAGTTTTCACGATTCTTCTCTGTTGCTCCGGACCTTAAGCTTTCAAAGGAGCTTCAGGTCGCTATCAACAAGATTATCAAGTCAAGTCCGGCGCTGAATGATGCCACAATCTTCAAGGCTCTGCGCTCGGAAATCAGATGCAATCTCACAAATTCAGAATACACTCCTCTTGCTTACAGTAATGACAAGATGGATGGTAAACTGGCGACAATATTCCTCGCTGACGAATGTGGTGCAATGGACAACTATCCGATTGAAGCCATGCGTTCCTCACAGATCACGCTGAAGAACAAGCTCGGAATAATCATCAGTACTCAGTATCCGAATGATGACAACGCAATGATTGACGAGATTGATATATCCAAGAAAACAATCGACGGCCTTCTGGACGACAGACGCAGATTTTCTCTGCTCTATGAGCCGGATGATGAATTCAAGGTCGGCGATGCCTGGAAAACTGAAGACCTCGCTATCTACCAGAGCAATCCTGTTGCTTATTCGAATTCATATATTTTCGATGAAATCAAGAAGATGCGTCAGATGGCTATTCTCTACGAGAACAAGAGAGAGAATTTCCTCTGCAAGCATCTGAATATAAAATACAAAGGCCTCGGCGTTGAGGGATATGTCGAGATTACCAAGGTTCAGAGCTGTAAAACGGACGTTCCGGACAGCTTCTGGGCTGGCAAGGAAGTCTATGTCGGGCTTGACCTGTCACAGACTGACGATAATACCTCAGTTGCTATGGTTACATACCATGAAGGCACGATATACAGCAAGGTGTGGGGCTTCATTCCGAAAGACAGGAAGGAAGAGAAGCAACTGAAGGAAAAAGTGGATTACAACAGGCTGATAGCTCAGGGAAGCTGTTTTGAATGCGGCGAAGAAACCATTGACTATCAGTTCGTTGAGGAATTCATCCTTAATCTGAACAAAAACTACGGCGTTGACGTCCGACAGCTGGGCTTCGACCGGTACAATGCTTTATCTTCGATACAGAAACTCGAGTCTGATGAGGAAAATCCGATTGAATGCGTTGAGATTAAGCAGCATTCAAGTGTACTTCACAGACCGACGAAGCTTCTCAGAGAGTATATCCTTAATGCCAATTTTGCATATGATGAAAACAAGATGCTTGAAATCAACTTTCAGAATGCAAGATGCACTGAGGATACAAACCTCAACAAGTATGTAAACAAGAAAAAGTCTGCCGGAAAGGTCGATATGGTAGTTTCTCTGATTAATGCAACCTTCCTGCTTCAGGTCAACGTTCTGGATCAGCAGGACTCATGGGGTTGTCAGATTGATTAATTGATGTAAGAGGTGAAACAATGGCATTATTTAGAAGAAAAGAAAACAGAGCTGTCGAACCCAAAGGACAGGAAAGCGGTGCTCTTGACCTTCTCTTCACAGGAGAGGTGGCAACAAGGGAACAGGCTCTGCAGATTCCTACTGTACAGGCGTGTATCAGTAAGATTTCTGACTCTGTTTCGATGCTTCCTGTTAAACTGTACAGGAAGACAGACGGCAAGCCGGAGGAAATACTTGACGACAAGCGCGTTAAGCTTCTCAACGGCGAAACCGGAGACACACTGAATACAGTTGAATTCTGGAAAGCTCTTGTGAATGATTTCTATGTCGGAAAAGGCGGCTGGGCGTTCATCAGCACGAGCGCAGACGGACAGGCTGAAAGTCTGCACTATGTTGACAGCCTTCAGATTGGCATCAATCAGAATTCAGATCCTATTTTCAAATCATATACAGTTCACGTGAACGGAACTGAGTATTATGATTTCAGATTTATCAAGCTTCTGAGGAAAACCAAGGACGGCTTTACAAATATTCCGATTCAGGAGGAAAACAGCAAGGTTATTTCCGCAGCATATAACTCACTGAAGCTGGAAATCAAGATGTCAAAGTCCGGCGGAACAAAAGGCGGCTTCCTTAAGAGCAAGAACAAGCTGTCCAGAGAAATCATGAACGACATCAGACAGGGATATGAAAGCCTGTATGATTCCTTCAACGAGGACAGAAACAACAAAATCCTCATTCTCAACGACGGCATGGACTTTCAGGAAGTGTCTGCGACATCTGCTGAGATGCAGGTGAACGAAAACAAGAAGGCGAATGCGATTGAGATCTGTAAAATCTTCGGATTCCCGCACACAATCCTTGACGGCGGAGCTTCCGAGGAGGACAGAAGGCAGTACACAGCAGCAGTAACTGCTCTCCTTAATCAGATAGAAACCGAGCTCGACAGCAAGCTTCTCCTCGAATCCGAAAAGGAAGCCGGCTATTACTGGGCATTCGACACAAAGGAACTCACAAGAGGTTCACAGAAGGAACGATATGAAGCATATGCAATAGGCCTTAAGAATCACTTCCTTCAGCCGGATGAAGTTCGTAAGGAAGAGGACTATGAGCCGATGGGCTTCAATTATATTTCAATCGGCCTCGGTGATGTTCTTCTTGATCCTGCAACAGGTATGGTTTACACTCCGAATACCAACAGAGTAGCAAGGATAAATGAAGGCGGAATGATTACTGACACCAGTGATGAGCTCAGAGGGTATAATCCCAGTCAGCCGAGAGAGCCGAACGGAAGATTTGCTTCAACCGGAGGCGGCGGAATCTCTGTAAAACCTATTGACAATCTCCGTGATGATGATATAATAGAGATAGGAAGATCAGTCGGTGCCAAAGCAAAGAATTACAAGGTTTATGATCCTGAAACAGGCGATCAGTTTGAATTCGCTGAAGGTACCAAGATTGAAAAGATAAAGGTTTTCGCTGGTAAGGGTGGAGTAAAACCATTAAGAGAAGAAGTTCGGGAAGGCTTAGCCGAAAAATACGGTGGTGAGCCGGAAAATTGGCAGCATGCTAAAGGAATAGGCGTTTTAAACTATTACGGTGAAGAAGTCAAAGCCGAAGTTCACTGGTTCCAAGAATCTACCGCTGGAAAACACAGATTCAAGGTGAAGGAGTGGTTATTCAATGAAAGTTAAGTTTATCAAAGAAACTCAGCCTTTTATGCTCACCAAAGATAAGATTTATGAAGTAATCAGCGTTGAAAGAAAGTGGTATAGAGTAATTGATGACACTGATGATGATTACTTATATCCACCGGAATCATTCGAAATTGTAGAAGACTGATTTAAGAGCGTATGCAGAAATGTATGCGCTTTTATTATACCTAATTTAATATGAAATAAGCGTATGCCGAAAGGTATGCGCTATTTTTATACCCTTTTTTGGAGGTGATAACAATGAAAATTGAAGAAAGAGCCGACGGTCTGCATATCAACGGATATGTAAACGTAACAGGCAAAATCTCACGTCCTCTGATTACACCGCATGGACAGTGCGTTGAAACAATCGAAGAAAGAGCGTTTCAGAATGCAATTGAAAAAAGCGGTAATATCTCAGTGACGGTTGACCATGATTCAACTCACGTGTACGCAGAAACACGCGACGGAACACTTCAGCTTGAAGAGGATGCTATCGGTCTTAAGGCTACTGTTCTTATCAAGGATAAGGAAATTATAGAGGCCGCAAGAAAGGGCAAAATCAGAGGCTGGTCTTTCGGCATGTACAACGTGATTGATGAGATGGAACAGAGAGCTGAAGGAAAGCTTCCTCTCAGACATGTCAAGGAATTTTTACTTGATCATGTTACACTCGTTATCAACAAGATGCCGTGTTATGCGGCTACATCTGTAGAATGCAGAGCTGATGATGAGGTCAGCATTGAAAGCCGTGCATTTGACACAGGTGTTGAAATCGAAATGCAGAAGCAGAAAGAAAAAATCGATTATACTGAATACGTAAACCGTATCAAAAATTTAGAAAAGAGGTAAAAAAACTATGAACAGAATTAAAAAGTTACTCGAAGCAAGAGCTGCAGCTCTTGAATCACTCAAGGCAATCCAGACAAAGGCTGAAACAGAAGAAAGAGCATACAGCGAAGACGAACAGAAGGAATTCGCAGCTCTTGAAAAGCAGATCAGCGACATCGATGTTACAATCGCCGCTGAAGAAAGAGCCGCAAAGATTACTCCTCTCGAAGCTGCAAAGACAGAGTCACTTCCTTCACAGGACGTTCTCGAAGAAAGAGCTTTCGAAGCTTTCGTTATGAAGGGCATCACAGAAGTCCGTGCCGGTGAACAGAACATCACAATGGGCAACAACGGTGCAATCATCCCTGTATCAATCGCAAACAGAATCATCAAGAAGGTAACAGATATCTGCCCTATCTTCCGCGGTGCTGTTCGCTACAATGTTAAGGGTACACTTAAGGTTCCAGTATGGGGCAACGCTAACACATCTCACAACATTACAGTAGGCTACCAGACAGAATTTACAGATATCACAGCTGATGCTGGCAAGTTCACATCTGTTGACCTCGGCGGCTACCTCGCAGGTGCTCTCGTTCTCATCGGTAAGTCAGTTGAAAACAACGGCTCATTCTCAGTAACAGCGTTCATCATCGACCAGATGGCTGAGCAGATTGCAATCTTTCTTGAAGGCGAGCTCCTTAAGGGTACAGGTTCAAATGCGGCTCAGGGTGCTATCAACACAACAAACGGCATCACAGCAGCAAGTGCTACAGCTGTAACAGCTGACGAACTTATCACACTTCAGGCATCTGTAAAACAGGCATTCCAGGCAAATGCTTGCTGGACAATGAACACAGCTACATTCACAGCAATCAAGAAGCTTAAGGACGGCGACGGCAGATACCTCCTCCAGAACGATGTAACTGCTGAATTCCCTTACAGACTCCTCGGCAAGCCTGTTTATATCTCAGACAACATGCCTGCAATGGCTGCCGGTGCAAAGGCTATCCTTTACGGTGACTACAGCGGCCTTTCAGTAAACATGAGAGAAAACATCTCAATCGAAGTACTCCGTGAAAAGTATGCAACAATGCATGCAATCGGCGTAAACGCTTGGTTTGAATTCGACTCAAAGGTAACTGACGCTCAGAAGCTTGCAGTCCTCACAATGAAGGCTGGATAATCAGAGGTGATTCCGGATGAAGGTAAAAGATATCAGCGATGATACTCTGAAGGATTACTGCGGTATCTCAGACGATGACAGTGATGCTATTATAGCCGTGCTGAAAGGTGCGGCTATAGCCTTCATCAGAGAGTATACCGGACTTTCAAACGAAGAAATCGAAGAACTTGACGACATTGACTATGCGTACATGGTTCTGGTTAATGATATGTACACGAACCGCGAGTATAACAGCGCACAGGCGAGAAAAGGCACTATGCTCAATCCGACTGTGAAAACCATCCTTGAAATGCATTGTAAAAATAATGTGGGGTGGGTGCGTGACGTATAACAAGAAAATCAGAATACTGCAGAGC